AAAGCGGATTTTTACCATACTTTTTTTTCTTTTTCCCGCCAGTTTTTTTAAAAATCTTATGTATTTGTAAACATTTCTTTAAAATGTCAAAAAAAAGTGCTTGACAAGCCTTTTTTTTTGTGTTATCATATTCTCATAATGATTGATTGATTTGTTGGTGCCTCAACCGCTGACAAATTAGAGAAAAAGCTTTTTATAACGTTTAACTGGTTGAGGCAGTTAGGCGTCATAAAGAGCTTTTTCTTATTAAAAAATCATTATAAAAGCAGATTGAAAATTTAATATAGAGAGGTGAAAAACATGGACGCGAGGGAGTTCTATGCCCAAATAGACAAAGCGGATGATGATCTTTACGAATTAATCAGGAGCTTGTGGAATATATGCAGTGAAGCAGATAATTTAAAGTATATTTTTGAAGAAATAACAAGGGGCGCGGAGAATATAAAAGACGAAGAGAAGAGAGAAAAATTCAGTTCTGTATTGTCGTATTTAAATGACCGGTTACACGAGATTAGCGAACAATGTAATGACATTGGCATAGATTTAGACATGGTGCGCGATTGTGATTTTATTGAGCTAGTAGAAGAAGCCGAATATATTGCAAATGAAGAGGAAAAAAAAACCGCTAACTAATGGCAATAGTTAGACGGCAAGGTTTTAAAGGAAAGGGGTTGTACCCCAAACCTGAAAAAAAAATGTCACATATAAATTTTTTTCAGGTTTTACTATCTCACTAAAAAAAAAGGTTGTCAAGGGTTTTATAAAAAAAATTTTATGGGGGATAAAAAACCATGTTAAGGGACATGTTCAAAGATTGGCACAGGAGAATACCAAGATTGATAGGCCTTTATGAGAATAAAACAAAAAAAAAATATGACCTGGATATTTTAGAGGCAATATATTTGCACGCATTAAAAAAAGAATATGAGCGGAATAAAAAAAAAGGGCTTCTTTTAAGAAATGGCGCATTTGTTACTACTTTATATGATATGTGCGGGGCAAGTCGACTTCCGCTATATTATCAAGAAAAAGCGATTCAAGAGTTAGAAAATCGAGGATTTATCGAATACGATCCGCTTTTATTTGATAAATACGATGAACTCTCAGATAAATGTGTTATGTTTATGATTAAAATTTTATGAGTTTATATTATTAGTAATTTACTAAAAATGTCAAAAAAAAGTGCTTGACAAGTATAAAAAAATGTGTTATTATATAATTATAATGATTGATTGATTTATTTGGCGCTCTACCCGCTAAATAAATTTGAGAAAGTGGTTTTTTTCTCCGTTTGTCGGTAGAGGGCAAGCGGGCAAAAAGACCACTTTTTTAATTCAATCATTATAAAAGCAGATTGAAAATTTGGGGGAGTTTATATGGAGGCGAAATATAATTATTTTGCATTGATAGAAATAATGCTATCAACTTTAAAAATTATGGATAGAGAGGTTTCAAATTTAGTTCATGCACTTGGGGCAAATGACAATTTAAAAAACGAGGATGATATTTGGCGGTTTGTCTATAATTTGGATTATCGAATTTTTACATTATCTGAAATATTAGTTAAACGCTATAAGAAATCAAAAACACAATTTGGCAGTACAAGCGAGAATATGGCGGAACAAGAAATTAAAAAGGAGGAAGTAAAAAATGATTGATGAAGTAAGAAGAGCAAGTGAAAAAGCGTTTGAAAGTTATAAAAAACATTTTGGGATTGTACACCCGTCAGGGGTACACCCCGCAGTTGTTTTTTCTGATCCGTTTTCGGAAACGCTAAAAAGATACGACATAATCGGAGAACCAGAAACAAAAAAAGAAATTTTAGAAACTTTATACAAATGGACTCATGGCATGGCAGAAATTGAAACAATTGCAAATAATAAATTTTGGCGTGCGGATCAAATAAAAGAAAATTTGGCTGTCATAATTTGGGGGTATCATAACAAAGGGCAAACGGTTATTTTGAATTATTGTTTTAATTATGGGAGATTTTAAGGTATGGAAACTAATTTGACAAATGACGAGTTACAAACGCTTAATATTTTTGAACGTTTACAACTTTTGCGCATGGATATACAAAAAGCAAATTTAAAGCAAAGCGGAATTAATGAATTTGCCAATTATAAATATTTTGATTTAAAAGACATTGTGCCAACTATTAATATCCTTTTATTAAAATATAAATTGACTACCCTTATAACTTTTACAAATGAAATGGCAACTTTGACAATAATAAATTGCCACAAACCAGACGAGAAAATTATTTTTACCTCACCAATGAGAGATTTAGAGATTAAAAAACTAAATAAAATACAAGTTTTGGGCGGTGTTGAAACTTATCAGAGGCGTTATTTGTATCTGATGGCATTTGATATTGTAGAAAGTGATTTAATTGAGGTTCAAAAAGCTTTACCAATTTCAAACGATCAAATTGAGACCATACAAAAACACGCCGATAAAATTGGAGTACTTCTTAAAAAATTTAATATCAGTGACATAAAAAAATTATCTTACGCGCAAGCGGATTTTATTATTAAAAAATTGACAGATTAAAAAAGGCGAAAAAAGAGGCGTATTTCCCTTTTTCCCGCTTTCTTTCCGATTCCACGAGCCAAAATTTAAAATCCAAGAGCCACCGCAAGGAGATGCGAAGCATGTTAAACCAAGCGGGAGCGCGGAGAAATTTTCACAAACAAAAATTTAAAATTCACAAGCAAAAAAATCTCCGTTCCGATAGCCGTCGGGCGGTCTTCTAGCCCTTATTTTGACACTCATCTTATCGCGTCCAATTTATTCACCCCTTCGCTAATAACATGTAGCCATAGATTTCCACAAACCGCAGATGGTATTCTTCTAGCCATGTTTTACCAATAGCCTGCTTTTGTTTATACTTTCTTGAAATTTGTTATTGCCTTGTTTATAATTTGCTTATTAATATTTGTTGAAGGTGATTTTGTGTATGATTTAGTCGTTTCTCGTTTATCTTCTTTTGGTTATGATTTGCAACCTGGAGATCAGCAAAAAATCGAATATTCTATTTCGCTTGTTTCTGAGTATATTAAAAACTTTTGTAATATTTATGGTGATTTGCCCGAAAGATTAAAATATTATACTATTGATAAAATTTGTGGTGATTTCCTTAAGTCTAAGTTGCTGACTGGTAATTTACAATTTTCTGATATTAATTTTTCTTCTCCTGTTGTTAAAAGTATTACTGAGGGGGATTCTTCTGTTTCTTTTGCCGTTGATAAATCACAAACGCCAGCTCAAATGCTTACTTCTTTTATTGACAATTTGCTTGCATTTGATAAAAATATTTTGTATCGTTTTAGACGGCTTGAATGGTAAGGAGGTTGTTGTTTTATGTATTTTGATGTCGCTAGAACTGCTATTGAATCTTTGTATTCTGGACGTTGTACTATATCTATAAAGAGTAAACAATTTAATCAGACTACTAAACAGACTGAGTTTGTTGATACTGTTTTGATCGAAAATCAGCCTTGCCGTTTGTCTTATCTGAATCTTTATCCTAGCGAGGGAAATGTTCAGCATGGTTTTATTTCAAATAATGTTTCTTCAAAAGAGCGTGAGAGATTTTACGTTAAATATCAGACTATAAAATTATTTATTTCTCCTTTAGTTAATGTTCCTCCTGGTTCTAAAATTACTGTTACCCAAAATAATCAAATACAAGTTTATAAATCTAGTGGACAACCTGCTGTTTATACTAATCATCAGGAAATTGAGTTAGAATTGTTTGATGAGGTGGTTTGAATGTTTTCTGTTAGAGTTGATATTAATGATTTGATAAAATTAAATAATCAAATTAAACATTTGATGACTATAAATCCAAATAATCTCTGTCGTGATATAGCTTCTGAAACTGCACAAAATTTGTTGGCTGATATTAAATCCAAAACTCCTGTTGATACCGGAAGATTATTAAATAATTGGACTCTTAAAGGGCGAGAACTCCCTTCAGGTTATGAAATAATAATTTTGAATAATACTGGTTATGCTCATTATGTTGAGTATGGTCATAAGCAAAAAACAAAACATGGTTTTAAGTGGATTGGTGGGATTTATATGTTATCTCGTTCTTGTAAAAATGCTCGTCCGTTGTTAAAATCAATATCTTTAAAAAGTGTTGCTTCTTTCTTTAGGAGGTTTTTTAAATTTTAAGACAGATTGTTAATGGAATATCCAATAAGTTGTTTTCTTTTTATGGGGCGGTTTATGATATTTATCTTGAGAATGTTTCTCAAAACCTTACTCCACCTTGCTTTTTGATTAACTTAATCTCCTCTGATATTAAAATGTATTTTAAACCTCGTTACCGTTTTTATTCTAATTTCGACGTTATTTATTTTAGTAATAATGTTAAACAATATGATGATTGTTTGGCTCGTTCTTCTGAGTTGTTTGATTTGCTTGAGTATATTACTCTTTCAGATGATTCTCTTATTCGTGGTTCTAAAATGTCTACTTATATTCAAGATGATATCTTGTATTTTAATGTTTCTTACAACTTGATTTTGCAAAATAAATCTGACATAATAAACATGATGGAAGAACAAAAAAATAATATTGGAGTGATAAATAGATGGGTTTAGGTGGAGGAACCTTTGTAAGTGTTGGTGAGAAGAAATTACCAGGCAGTTATATTAATTTTGTTTCTACGTCTAGAGCAATTGGAATATTAAGTGAGCGTGGATTTGTAGCCATGCCACTTTTATTAGATTGGGGAGTAGAACAAGAAGTTAAAAGTGTAGAGCAAGAAGAAATTGAGAGTAAATCATTAGTCTTGTTTGGATATGATTATGGCGATGAAGAATTGAAACCGATAAGAGAGATATTCAAACATGCTAGGACATTATATTATTATCGTTTAGGGCAAGGTGTAAAAGCCACATCTACGATAGCAACGGCTAAATATGCAGGTACACGTGGCAATAAAATAAAAATTGTTACTACGGCTATAATATCGGACGAAACTACAACAGGATATACGGTTAAGACCTTTCTTGATGATATTTTAGTTGATAGCCAAGAAGTAAGCGGAGCAACATCAACGACAGACGATTTAGCAGTTAATGATTTTGTTGATTGGATAGCAGAAGTAAGTTTGTCAGCAGGTACTATTAATTTAAGCGGAGGTACAAATGCGACAGTTACAAGTGGTGACTATGCAACATTTTTGACAGCGATAGAACCATATTCGTTTAACACGATAGGATATGCAGGAACAGATTCAGCAGTTAAATCTTTATTTACTTCTTTTACAGAAAGGATGAGAGACAATCAAGGGATAAAGTTTCAATGTGTGTTGTATAAGTATGAAAGTGCAAATTACGAGGGGATAATATCAGTTGAGAATAGTCCAGTTAGTAGCAGCAATGCCGATGGCACCAGTGCCTCTTCTTTAAACCCCTTAGTTTATTGGGTTGTTGGAGCTCAAGCAGGTTGTGCAGTAAATAAATCGAATACAAATATTAAATACGATGGCGAATATGATATCAATGTAAGTTATACGCAGGCACAACTTGAAGATGGATTAGATAGCGGTAAGTTTATGTTTCATAAAGTCGGCGATGAAGTAAGAGTTCTTGAAGATATAAACACATTGACAACATTTTCTGTGGATAAAAACGAAGACTTTAAATATAATCAAACTATAAGAGTAATAGATCAGATAGGAAATGATATAGCGGTAATATTTAATACTCAGTTTTTGGGCAAAATACCGAATGACGATAGCGGGAGAGCGTCTTTATGGAATGAGTTAGTTAAATATCATGAACGATTGCAAACTGTGAGAGCAATAGAGAATTTTTCAAGTGGGGATATAACTGTTACTGCGGGTGATACCAAGAAGATGGTTGTTGTTGATGAGGTTATAACTCCGACTAATTGCATGACGCAACTTTATATGACTTGTAAAATATCTTAAAAGGAGGCGAATAAAATATGGCGCAAAAAATGTTGGCAAAAGATACGATATCAGCTGCTTTGGCTGAGTGTTATGTCATTATAAATGACAATAGATATAATTTTATGCAGGCAATCAATTTAGAAGCAAAGATAAAAAAAACAAAAACAGAAGTACCAATATTAGGACAAACTGGTAAAGGCCATAAGGCTGTCGGTTGGAAAGGTACTGGTTCAGCTACTTTTCACTTTAATACGTCAATTTTTGCTAAACTTTTAGAAGATTACAAAGATACTGGCAAAGATATATATTTTGATATACAGGTTAAAATAAATGATCCTACGTCATCAGCTGGTTCTTATACTGTTTTTTTGAAGAATTGCAACTTAGATGGTGGCATATTGACAAAGTTTGACGCTGACGCAGAATATCTTGATTGTGATTTGGATTTCACTTTTGATAATTTTAGTGTTTATGAGGAATTTGAGCGTTTGGATGGGATGATGTTATAATTAAAAGGTTTTAACGAGCTAATTTTACAACCAAAATAAAAAGCACACCGCATTTGATGTGCTTTTTTTTAATTAGATGTCTATTTATTATTTTCTTTAATCGTTTTTAAAATAAATAATCAGTACGAATAAAATACCTGTTATAAATCCAATCATATAATCAAGTATTGTTTATTCCTCCTAAAGTATATATTGTCTTTTACAAATACATTCTTCTTCTTTATCGCTTGTTTTTGGTATCACACTTGCTCCAGTTAGTAATTCATATTTTTGCCGACTTATCTCTAATAATTTATTATCTGACTTATTATTTCTTAGATCCCTATTTTCTACATTTCTCTTTATGCCATTTAATAAATCATATTTATCAATATTTTTTTGCAATCTTCTTCCCCCTTGACATATTAATTTAATTAAAAGAAAAAATATCACCTTTTGTGAAATCTTCTGTTGCATATCTCATAGCGTCCATTAAGTGATTAAAATCATCTATCGGCTTATTTATTTGTTTTCCATTTTTATCTGTTTGCCAAGCGTAATTTTGTATTTCTAATAAAAAATTTACACAAATTGGATGAACAATAATCTTAAAGTCCTGTAGATAATCAATGCCATTAATAATACTGTCTTTTCCTTTTCTAGCTGCTTTAATACCATGTATTCCCAAATCATATAATCTATCTATACTTTTTGGTTCAGCTGAATCCGCTATTATTTTTTCTTTTGAATATCCCATTTTAAATATTTTTTCTGCTATTTTTTCATTGCTTAAATTCTTTTCATAAAGCTCATCAAATACATATAACAATTTTTCTTGCTCGAATATAATTCCACAAAATAAAGCAGTAGCATCATTAACATATCCAAAGTCAAGACCAAAACAAACTTTTGCATTCGTCCGTTTCTTTATTTCTGATATGTCAAAATCTTCCTCTATAAAATCTTCATATATTAAGCCTTCTGAAATGCCCCATTCGCCAAGAGCAGCTGTTTTATAACGTCTTGGATTATTAGTCTTCATTTTCTCAAATAATTTTATATCCGCTTCATCCAAAAACTCATTTATTTTATAAGTTGTTGTCATTGTTAAAACGTCATCATCGGGTTTATCAAAAAATCTCGTTTTTAACCAACATTCAGCCCATGGATTAAACGTAAGCGTTATCCGTTTCCATAAACCATTAGGCAATTCTCCTCTTATTGACTCGTCTATAAAATCAAAATCTTCCTCTTTCGTAATTTCATATGCTTCCTCGCACCAAACAAAACAAATACTTCCAGTTTCTGTTGATATAGATGTTAATTTAAGCGGATCATCCAAACCACGAAATATAATTCGCTGGTGTGTTGGTAAATAAACAAGTTCCAGTGGTGATAAAGTTGCTTTCCAATAAGCATTAACTCCTAAACGATTAATTGCCCATTTTAAATCTGAATAACAACTATCTCTTAATGTTCTTTCTGTCTTCCTTATTACTAGAGCATTTGCACCTGGATGTTGCATTATATGAACTATATGCCATAAAGCAGCTGTCTTTGACTTCTTACTTGCACGGCTACCCTTACATATAACATATCGCTTTTTTGTATTCCAGAATTCAGAATAACCTTTACCAATTATATTTTGCAACGATATTCCTTCTTCCTTTACCCATTTCTTCACTTCTTTCTGTATTATTTTCTCGGAAGTGCTTAATAATCCACGTTTATTTTTCTGTTCCATGATTTAACTATTCAACTACATCATTTTTTATTATAATTGGTTTATCACTACCATCAAGTTGTATATCCCATCTATCTCGCCAATTTTTAGAATCTCTATTCTTTAAATAAAACATTAAAGCTGGTACACTCGGGGGTATATACTTCTTATATATCGTAGTGTTGCCGTCTTTATCAGTCTTTTCTTCTTCTACATAATACCCCTCACACATACGTTTTAAAGCATTTACACAATCAAATATTGCTGGTTGCAGTCCTTCATAATATGCTCCTTTAAATTTCTCATGTTTACCGCACATATAATAAAAATTACCTTTCGATATTTTCAACACTTTGTCGCATATATCTTTTATAGACATACCTTCACTTACACATTTAGTCAATAATTTTAAATTAGATGGCTCTAATAATACTTCTTCTTTAAAACTGCTCCCATCTGTTTTCACATCAATTCACTCCATTTTTATTTTTTTCTTTTTTAAAATATCACAAAGGAGAAAAAAAATGAATTATAAATTTATAATTGATAATATTGTTTTACCTATCACTCCTAAAGAGATAAAAACAAAAATAAACAATAAAAACTCTACTATCGACATTATTAATTTAGGAGAGGTAAATATATTAAAATTACCAGGTCTCAATACTTTTGAATTTGATTTCGTGGCTCCTGCTTTTAACTATCATTTTGTTTCTGATTTTAAAGAACAAAACTTCTATTACTCTTGGCTCGAAAAATTAAAAACTGAAAAAAAAATATTCCCTTTCTCTATCTCAAGACAACTTCCTGACGGTAGCATTAAATATCCTACTATCGCTAACGTATCTCTAGAAGAATATTCTATATTAGAATCTTCTGACGAGGGATTTGATATCATTTTCTCAGTAATACTCAAACAATATAAACATTTCCATACTCAATATATCCAAATTAGCAACTCTAATAACGGTGATAAAACTGTTCAACAAAAAAAACAACGAGAATATACTAAAGAACCAGAAAAAACTTACACTGTTAAAAAAGGTGATACGCTCTGGAATATCGCTAAAAAAGAATTAAATGACGGGGCTAAATATATTGATATTGCTAAACTAAACAACATCGAAAATCCTAATAAAATATATCCAGGTCAAATTCTAAAACTAAATTAAAAAAATACCTGACAAATATTTTTCATATTATAAAATAAATAAAGGTGGAATATAAATATGTTGCCTAACATTAATTTGACAGATAATATCGAATTTAAATCACAAACATCAAACACATACAAATTAAACATTAAAAAAAATAATATATCGGGGTTTATAGACGAAATTAATGCAGTAAAACAAGCGGTATATTTAATCCTTAATATTGAACGTTATCGTTATTTGATTTATGATTGGGATTATGGATTCGAAATATCTGACTTAATCGGTCAAGATATTAACATTATACAAATTGAAATTCAAAAGCGTATATCTGACGCTCTAAAACAAGATGAAAGAATTATTGATGTTTACGACTTCATCTTTAAAAAAATAAACAAAATTTTACATGTAACTTTCTCTATTAATACAATATTTGGAGAATATACTGAGGAAAAGAACTTTGAAATAGCTTAATAAATGGGGGTGTTTGTAACTTGAATGAAAACATCGGCATAAATAATAAAATTACCGTTACACAAAATTACACGGAAACCTTTTCTCAAATTAATCAAATAATAGAAAAAACTATCACAGATATAAATAATCTCTCAAACGTATCTCAAAACATATTTAACATCAAACAAATTGAAAGCACAAAAGAGAAACTATCTGATCTAGCAATAAATAACATTCCTGATTTGTCATGGCTTAATTCTATACCTGAAAAACTTACTAACATAAATAACTCAATCGCTAATATCAATAATTCAATCGCTAATACTATATCTTCAATTTCTGCCCCTATTGAAACAACAGAAAACAATATCTCAAATATAAACTTAACTCTAAATTCAATCTCCGCAAATGCTATAGCAACATCAAATATAATTACTTCAGCAATAAATAGCATAAATAATCAAATCATAAATTCTTATATGCTTATCAATAATACGTCTGGCTCTACTTTCTCATTAATTAATGATTCATTGTATTTTACTGCCAATTCATTTTTAAGCACTTTCAACTATATTCAAACCGCTTTCTCTAATTTGACAAATTTCACTCAAAATATCGGCTCAGCTTCGGTAAGTTTTTGGACTAATATCGCCAATAAAATTTCAAATGTTATGATTAACTCAATAAACGACATTATAAAATCATGGAATAACCTGTTAAATTTGATTGGAACAAATATATCTGCTAATATGAACATAACAAAAAAAGAAACTACATCTTATAAAAATATAATTAAATCTTCTACAATCTCAATCCCTCAAACATTAGCTAATAACAACATCTCAAAAAATATCGGAACAACTACTAAAAATAACTCATCTATCCCTACAAATATTCTAAACAATGTAATCAGTAAAGCAAATAACAATACAAATAATATACTAACTTCTAACAATGAAAACAAAAATATAAAATACATTCAAGAATCAGCTTTTAAAGAATCAAATAACACTTTCAACTCAAACAATATAAAAATAAATATGACTAACAACAACAACATAAGCTCAAATATGGATGTGAACGACGTAATTAATAACATGACCAAACTTTTACACGAACAATTAAATATACAAGCAAACGGTATAAATAATTATTAAGAGGTGATTATTTTGAGCACAAATACGCATATTATCAAAATTTGTATTGATGCAGGACACGGTGGCAAAGATCCTGGTGCTGTTTATGGTGATTGGTTGGAGAAAGAATTTACTCTTGATATCGCTTTAAAATTAAAGAAAAAACTTAATAGCTATAAACAAATAAATGCTATTATGACAAGAGAAACAGATGAATTTATAAGTTTGTCTGCTCGTTGTCTTGTTGCTAATCAGAATAAATGCGATTTGTTCGTTTCTATTCATATAAACTCAGCTACTAATCAATTAGCTAGCGGAATAGAAACTCATATATACAGCAAAAATGAAAATTTGACAGGGCAAATTTTCCAAAATAAATTAATAGAAGCCACACAAGCAATTAATCGAGGTGTTAAAATTAGCCCTACTTTATATGTATTAAACTCAACTAAAATGCCATCTGTTTTACTTGAACTCGGATTTATTAATAACTTTAATGATATAAACAAGCTAAGGAAAGAAACTTATCGAGATAATCTTGCTACAGCCATTGAAAAAGCTATTTGCAGATATTTTAATATCGAAGTTTTAAAAGAAAACAAAAAGGAGCGTATAAAAATGATATACAAGACTGTTAACGAGATACCTGAATATGCTAAAAGTATAATTAAAGATTTAGTCGATTCGGGTGTTATTAAAGGCGAAGAAAACGGTAATTTAAACTTGTCGGATGAAATGATAAGAACTATTATTATTACTAAACGTATGATCGAGAGGGAAAAAGCTTAATATGTTAAAAAAAAAAATTAATGGTGTTTGGCAAAATTGCTATGTTGTTAAAAATAAAGTAAGTGGTTCTTGGGTTGATATTAAAAGATCTGGTGGGAAACCACTAAAAAGATATACAAATGGTTCATGGGTGTTGATTTATTATCCTGAACTCAACAGAATAGGTTATTCTTTCGGACCACGTGGAGGATGGAATACTATCTATAACAGCAATTCAAAAATAACAATTTCGGATCATGAATATGACGCTACTTATCCAAGAACAACAAAAGCTTATTATGGTACTTTCCCTGTTGTATCTGGTGATGTACTTACAGGTAGCACAGAATATAATATTTACGGGGATTCAGATTATAATTCTATAAAAGTCTCAATTGTGAATTTTTCAAGCTCTACATCGACTAGCTACTCCACAATATATGTTATTCGTACTGCAGATTCATCCGGTGGATCAAGTCAAACTTTTAGCTATAGATTTAGCAACTCTTATAATAATATAGGTTTGTATTTGGAGACTAAAGCTGCAGAAGGTGATTATGCTATGTCAAATGTTGACCTATATGTAAAAAATTTCGCTCTAAATGATGTTGAATTTAAAATACAGGGTGAACAAATATTTAATGAATGATTGACAACTTTTTTTTACTGATATAAAATTAATTAAATAGAGGAGGTAATTTATGCAAAATTATTATTATCAGCCTAATATCAACGATACTTATTTAAACCGCTTACAACGTCTTAATCAGTTGCAAAATCAATTTAACAGCCAATATCCACCATATAATAACCCTTTACCATTAAACAACCAAATTATATTTGTACAAGGCGAAACAGGGGCTAAAGCTTATCAAATTCCAAATAATACAACGATTTTATTAATGTCAAGCGAAGGCAATGAATTCTTTATCAAGACAACAGATTCAAGCGGATTTCCAACTATAAGAAAATTCACATTTCAAGAACAGCCAAACCAAGAACAACAACCAAAACAATGTTCTTGCGATTGCCAAAACAACAGCACTGCACCTTTACCTTTAAAAGACTATGTAACACAGGAAGAATTTAATAACTTCAAAAAGGAGATTTTAAATTTCTATGAATCCAATTTATCAAATGGTAAGCCAACAATTGGCAACAAAAAATCCAATGATGGCTACAATGATAAAAAACTTGTCAAGCGGAATGACGCCAAAACAAATGGTAATGAATATGATGAAAAATAATAATAATCCAATGTTATCTCAGCTTGTGAATATGGCTAATAATGGAAACATAAACAACATAGAAAATATGGCTCGTCAATTGTTTCAGCAAAGATGTACTTGAAAACAGATACACAAATCAATTAGGGATACAACAAGTAATTGCAAATGACAATAATTGTTGTATGCAGACACAAAATCAAATTCTGAATAGTAAGTATGATCTGGATAAAGAGATATTACAGAACAGATACGAGAATTCTATACAGACGCAAACATTATCAGGACAATTGGCTCAGTGTTGTTGTGACATTAAAAACACAGCACATCAAGAGGGAGAAGCAACTCGCGCTTTGATTACTCAAAATATGATTGATAATTTGAGAGATCAATTAGCTGCTACAAGGGAACAATTAACCAATGCTAGAAGTGCTAATTTGGCTAATTCAATAATGGCTGATAATGCAGCACAAACACAGACATTGATTAGTTCTCTTTTGCCAAGACCAGTACCAGCATATCCTTCTGCGTCACCTTATATGGCGTATAATTGGAGCAACTATTTTAATAATGGTGGTTGCCCGTATAATAACATTTAGAAAATTTATTATCTTGCATTTAAATCGACCATATTATAAAAAGGGTTTAAATTTGTACTTATTCGCTTAATGATTTAGGGTTTAAAGAAAAAAAGCAATAGCTTTGTAAAAACTTTTTTTGATGCAACGAGCTGATGAGTCAGCCAAAATTCACAGGGATGAACGTCTGACTGAATTGTTCATTTCTGTTTTTTTTTAGGAGGTTTATTATGATCGAAGTTTATACTCAAAATGTAACAGTACCAGCAATGACTGCTATACCTTTTAATAACACGACAATTCAAAAGGGAATAACAGCAATAAAAACTGGAACTGCTACTATTCAATTTAATCGTATTGGTGTTTATGTAGTATCTTTTGACGCTTCTGCTTCTTTGGCAGATGGTGGAACAACTGGTGATATTATTTGTCAGCTTTATAAAAATGGCTCAAATCAAATTCAAGCGACTACAAGTGCAACATCTACAAGCGAAACAGACATTGTGCATATGTCATTCACAACGCTTGTTCAAGTACCCCAAAATAATACTTGCAATTGTGCTACTTCTCCGACTACAATACAAATAATGAATATCGGTGTACCTGCTTTATTTGCTCAAGCCGATCTAGTAGTTACTAAATTATGTTGAGGGTGGAAAAATGTATAATTGGGAAGAAATGTTTAATATAATTTGCAAAAAATATACAGGTGAAGCATTAAAAGAAAAATATGGTGCTTGTATGGAAAAATTTATGCGGAAATTAAAGAATGAAAATCAAGATTTATATTATGAGCTAATGTCTGGTTTATATGTTTTAGTTTTTGGCGAACATTTTAATGAAGAACTAGCAAAAGAAGCGGTTGAAAATATGAAAAATGGAGACGGTACAACTGGAGCGCATTGGACATTACAAGAAGCAATAGAAATAGCCAAAAATGAAGGAATAAGCTTTAAAAAATTTAACGAATATGATTGGTTTTATGTTTTGAATATGATTTACAGTGATTTTTATAAAGTATTCATAAACAATACAAATCTTTATGTTAAAACAGCTGTTGAATGGCTGAATGATATTGACGTAACACCAGGTAAAGCTTACAGATACTATATAAAAGTTGTAAAATAATAAATGGCTGATACAATTTTATAAAGAGGTGAAACTCATGGATCTTTCCAGCTTTTTTCGTGAAAATGCAATCAAAACTAAAGAAATAAAATATGTCGCTTCCACAAGATTTGTGAATAAAAATAAAGAACCTATTGAGTGGATATTAAAACCTGTTTCTTCTCAAATAGACGAGGATTTAAGGAGACAAGCAACTAAATATAAAAATATATCAGGACAGACACAATATGATTTTGACGCAAATAAATATATCGGATTATTGGCTGTTGCTTGTACTATTTACCCAAACTTAAACGATGCTAATCTACAAAACTCATATAATGTAATGGGGGCAGACTCTTTATTAAAAAAAATGTTATTACCAGGTGAATATGCAAATTATTTAAATAAAGTACAAGAAATTTGCGGATTCACACAAAATATAAATGATATGGTACAACAAGCAAAAAACTAATAAAAGACGGTGATTTCGATAGTAATTATGCATATTACTGTTTGCACAAACTAAAGATATTACCGTCGCAATTTATTAATATGTCTAAACCCGAAAAAGCTTTTATTATCGCTGCTATCGACTTCAAAATAGAAAAAGACAAAAAAGAACTTACAAAAATAAAAAATAAAAACACAAAAAAATAGTCTTACTGGCGGATTTTTAAATTGCCTTAAAAAAAAATATCATATTGACAAATATTTTTATGTGTTAATATTGTCTTGCGTGTATTATAGCACGTAAATAAAATAAATTCAAATTTAAAATTTATTTATGTGAAAAATATTTTGAGAAAATTTTTTTGACGCGAGCGACTATATATTTTTATAGTCGTTTTTTTGTTATTATTACAACATAATTTTAAATTGTATCTTCAAGCTTTTTTTTATCTTCTTCTAATTTTATATTAATCTTTTCCATATCTTCAAATGTCTTTTTATCATTCTCAATTGCTATATCAGCCTTTTTATTAAGTGTATCAAGCCTATTCATCATATCATCGTAAAATTTAAATTTATTCTTATCTTTATTTATGTCAACGACAGGAGCTTCTGCTTCATTTTCAAACTTTGGCTCTGTAGAAATAATAATATGCTCGTTTCTGTTTCTACGGCAAAAAAATACAATTAAACATATGCAAATCAAGACAAATAAACAAATTGCGCCTAAAATAAGCCATTCCATTGTATTTATCACCACCAGTTTTAAATATTGTTACGATTATATATTAATATGTAATTTCTATATTGTCAAGCAAAAATTATGATATATAAATAAAATTATAAGAAAAAAAATAGCCTATATCACAAGGCTATTTTTGCAGTTCAGTTTAATTATAATACTATCCTCTCGAAATAATTCTGGCAATTGGAATTGCTTTATGATCGAAATAAACTCTAGCTGCACCTATTCCAGCGTCATGAACTAAAGTCCAGTTTGCTCCCGCTTCAAATTGAGCGTTTGTTGGAGACATACCCATTCCATTCGGTATTTCAAACGATATTCCCATTGGTGATAAACATTTTCTTTGTCTGGTATATAAAGTGTCTTCCCCGCCGTTAGTTTTTGGATCGCGTGACATTTCATAAGGTACTTTTGCTCCGATATCTTCATAATCAAAAGCTCCGTCTCCTAATACATAAGTTGTATATGCGGAATAAGCTTCTGCTGTCATTTCGTAATAATCGCCAATATCATCTACATCAGGTGTCTCTACTGCTGTATAAGTGTTTCCTTCTTTTGTGTAATACGTTTTTGAACTGTCTATTGCCACATCTGAAGTCTTTGTATAAACAGCGTCTATTTCTGTTACTGGCATTGAATCATCAATTATTACTGACCGACCATTCCATGTCGCCAAGCTCAAATCTCTTTGTATGCCGTTTGCGTCTGTATAAGTCAAATATTTTAGCAAGTTAAGATTTTCAAGGTTAGTAGCAACTTCAGAATGCATTATAGCTATTGTGAATTTACCTTTATTCTGCCCAGCAGCTTTTTGTATGGCTTTGTTTAATGTTGTTGGCCCTACCATATTATTTGGATTACCTTGACTGTCATTACCGCTTTCACTAGTTACGTCATAAGTGTGTCCATTAACAAAATTAAGGTTGTTCGCACCTGTCATAGAAAAAATACCTTTTAAGATACTTAATAAAATATCTTGGTCTATTTCTTCCCAATATTCAGAAACTTGTTTTGCTACGTTAGACATAAAATCTACGCCACTTGTTATATCATACGAAAAATCTTTCTCTGTCCATGCTTTTGCACGTCCAAATACTACAACTCCTTTTTCAAACGTTGTTGTACTTGTAGCCGTGATATTAGTTGAACCATCATAATTTACAGGTGCCCCACCTAAATTGCCATACATCGGAATGCGTCCATAATAACTACCTGTTTGGCTACTAAACATATTTTTAATTTGCTGATTGCCTTTTAATGCTCTTGATTTAATCAATTCATTTCTCTTTAAATTTGGTACATTTTCCATATAAATTCCAAAAGCTTCTGGATTAAAACTTTTAGAATCAAATTTTGTATTTGCCATTTATAACACTCCTATTAAGTTTTATTTTTTATTGCTTCACAAATTTGTTCATAAGTCATATTTTTATAATCAGATGTTGCATTTACTTGAGAATTTAAAGCTACGCCTGGTGTTTTACCTTGTATTGTATTCTCTATATCTTTAAACAAAAATTTTGTATCTTCACTTTCTTTTATTTGTTTTATTTGTTCTTCTAATCCATTTACATTTCCCTTTTCGTCAATTTCTGCTTTATCTAAAAATTCTTTTAATAGTGGTATAACTACTTTTTGGTTTATTGCACCAGCACTATTCAACGCTTTCTCTAAACCTGATTTTAATTTTATTTCTCTTATTTGTTGCTTATATTCATTGTCATTTTTTGTCTTTTCTTCTTGTAACAAGTCATAATCTTGTTTTAATTTTGTATAAGATTCATTATCTTTTTGCATACTATTTATTACTTCTTCTTGTTCTTTTATCTTGTCATTCAAGAATGTTATTTTAACTTCATTTTCTTTTTTCTCAGTTTTATATTTTTCTATATCCAATCCATATTGAGTCATAATTTTGTCCATTATTTCATCAGATAACCCTAAATCTTTTAAAAAATCTCTCCTCATAAATTTCCTCCACTACGATTTTTAACGCCTTTTTTCTTGGCTTGTGCCAACCTTTTTACGTCTTGCTGAGGACTAATTATTTTATATCACAACTAAATTATTAAATCAATTTTTTCTCTCGCGCGCGCGCGCGTATATATATATATCCTTTTATTTTTATATTTATATATTTAGGGGGCGTTTTGTCTCTCTTAACAAGAGAAGTTTGCCTTTTTCAGGTGGATATTTTACCCCCTTTGGGGTGGAGATTTTACCCCCTTTGGGGTGGAGATTTTACCCCCCCAAAAAACTGTGGATAACTTTTTTAAACTACTTGTTTTGATTTATGTATGTAAGTGATTTTTTTTGCATTTTTTTTAAAAAATGTGTTAGTATAATATTTGGGTGATTAAAATATGCGAGAAGAACAAAATTATTTGGTTGTAAAACACAACGATTTGATTCGTAAAGTTCAGGCTCTGTTATCCCTGACTGTAAACGAGCAAAAAGTTGCTTTGTATTTGGTTTCTTTGATTAATCCTGATGATAAGGATTTTGATGCTGTGCTTGTTTCAATTAGTGCGTTATGCGAATTGTTTGGCTTAGAAAAAGAAAAAGGCAACTACAAAAACTTAAAAAAAGCAATAAAAGCTCTAAGTGATAAATCTCATTGGCTTAACGGAGAACTCTTCCGCTGGGTTGATACAGCAAAAGTAATACCAAATAGCGGCATGGTTAGAGTAAAATTATCAGAAAGCTTAAAGCCGTATTTGTTGCAACTGAAAGAAAATTTTACTAAGTACAAGCTCTATAATGTTTTGGTTTTAAAGAGCAAATATTCCATTAGAATGTATGAATTAATAAAAAGCTATTTTTGGGAAGGAACTTATTCAGTAACAATCCAAGAATTTAAAAAGAGTATTTGTTGTGATGCTTTTAATGAATTCAAAGATTTTAATAAATGGGTTTTAGCCCCTGCGATAAAAGAAATAAATGAGTTAACAGATATCTATGTAGAGGTAACAAAACTTAAAACCGGCAAATGTATTACAGATTTAAAGTTTGATATACACGAAACAAGCGAAAAACTTCCGTTTGACAAGATACTGTCTAAAATATATGAGGTAGATATGAGATTAAAGAAGGCATCATCCACATCTAAAAGAAAAAGAAAGTTTTAGAGGCAATGTTTTTTAGTTTGGACCACTTTTTTGGCCCAAACTTTTTTTAAAAAAGTAGCAAATAAAATTTTTGTCCTTCGCTAAATCGCAATAAATAGACAGACATACCAGCTTCCAGTTTTGTTGGTATTTTTATTGTTATTTCCTGTTCTTTTATCGTATATTCCTTTTCTTCTTCATTTTCATCCAATAAATTAATTTTTTGCTCTGGTATTATTATTTTTTCTTCATGTTCTTTATATTCACTTGGGATAACCATCATATCTTCTTTTATATCGATAAACTGGCTTAAATTTATTTTTAACGGTTCTACTGAAATTATATTACCAATTAGAACATCAAGAGGTTTCTTTGTTTCAATAGCGTCAACGGCTATTTGTTTTATTATCTGTGTTAATTTTTGTTGCATAAGCACCAGTGCTCCTTATTTAAAACCATTTTTACCACGCCCACAAACTTCCATCTGGTGCATTTGAAGGTGTGGTTGATTGTACATATATTTTCCTGCATGCGTCAGCTATTGTCCCATCTGAATTAAACACTGTTTTTTGATTCGTAGTTGTTCCGCTTGTAATACTTGAACTAACTGTCAAATATTGTATTCCGCTCGTCATTGCTAAATTTATTTTATTTGCATTTATTTCCATTGTATTATCAGTTGGCTCTTTAATTTGGACATTTGTCCCGTCACCAAAAGTCAAAGCACAACCATAATTTGAACTTGAAGTTTTTAATTTGACATCTCCTGCAATCGTTCCACCACTTGATGAAAACGCACCTAAATTACTTAATGCTCCTGAAGCGGTATTTGCGCCTGTTCCGCCTGCTGTTATTGGTACTACTCCACCGCCACCGCCTGATATATTACTGAAATCTGTATTTAACTTGTTATTTAAAGCGGTATCTATTATGTCTGAGTTGCCGTTAAAATCATCGACATCAAAAAAATCATCTTGTGCTGGCTTCTTTAAATTATAATTCGGTGTATAACTCGCCATTTAAAATCACTCCTTATAAAATCATAATTTGTATATGTGTTTCATCAATGCGTTTCATAACACGATATTTTGTCTTTTCTTCTGAATATGTCGCAATTGAATTTTCATTTGGTTTTACATATCCGTTAATCTCTGATGTTCCGTCATCAATACATATTAATTTTCCTAACAATCCAACTGCTATCCATTCTTTTCGTTTATCTCTTGCTATATATGGCTGAGTATTATCATATTGTTTTGAAACTTTAAGCTGTTCCTCTGTATGTTCTTCGACAATAATATTCCCGTCATCGTCTTTTTCTTCTGGTATAGTCACAGTTTCATAAATTGGTCTGCCGAAAATATCTTGTTCAAACATATATGCCCATTGATCAGAATGTGAATCCCCTATTACTGACGGATTACCAGAAACAACGCCTAAAATATAATCATCTTGGCTAGTTGCAAGTTTTATTTTATCTCCGTCAAGAGTAACAAATTTACCAATTCTATCTTCATTTGCAATATTTCCATCAAGCCATTCAAACATTTCAGCATAGTCCGCACCAGAAGAACTATATGTTTTTCCGTAAACTTTTGATTCTGTCGCTCTTAAACAATTGGCTGTTGCCGAAGAACCTGTTCCACATCCAACAATAAAATAACCACTATCTGTTGTATAAGACAACGTAGAGCCTTTTTCAACATTATACCTTCCAACCACCGTTTGATAGAAATTAGCAGCAGTGTGATAACCAGTCGCATGCGAATAGTGACCCTTAGCCGCAGTGGCTTGACCCTCTGCATGCGCAAAATTACCACTTACTGTTGTATTCCACCCCTCTGCATGTGAATACATTCCACTTGCCGTTGTATTGTACCCCTCAGCATGTGAATAATTTCCACTTGCTGTTGTGTCGTCGCCTTCACAAGTTGCGTATGAACCTATCGTTGTACCTGATTTTTGCCCTGTCCTTATATATCCATTAGCATTACCTGTCCCACCTGCTGTAATCGGTATCATTCCTGTTACATTGCTTAAATCTTTATCTGCCTTATTACTTAAAGCAGTATCTACGCCAAGATTAGTTAAAGCATCAGAAGCTGTTGTTGCTCCTGTTCCACCATTTGCTATTGCTATTGCTCCACCTGAAACATTTGAAAAATCGGTATTGAGTTTACCATCTAAAGCGGTATCTATATCCCCAACAGCCGTATCGATTATATCCGCATTGTTATTAAAATCAGCAACACTAAAATAATCAGTTCTTGCTGGCTTCTTTAAATTTAAATTTTCTGTGTAATCAGCCATTTTAAAACTCTCCCCTTTTTAAACAATTATAACTTTGCTATATCACTGAAAGTATAATCTTCTAAACTACCATAATCATAAGATTCTAAGTTTAAATATTCATTGATAAAAAAGTTTTCTTCTATCCTTATCTCATAACACGTATAATTCACTAATAATCTATATCTATACGGTTTTATAATTTTGTATTGATTGTATTTTAAGCTAACATTACATATTAAATTTGCAGGTATTACTCTGGCTAATAAATTCGATACTTCATCAAATTGATTTTGTCGACTTAAACTTAATAGTACTGTAAGAGTATAATTCTCATTATCTAAAGTCATAGTATAATCATCAGCACAAATATTACGCAAGAAATTTTCTAACTGTCTATAAGTATAAGGCAATGAAGCATTTATTCTAGCTAAAATTGCCAATCGTCTATCTTCTACTGTCGCTGTGCCTTTTGGAGTTATATCCAACATTTTTTCCCAACGTGTGCAACCTTGTTCGTCTAAAGTGTTTATAAATTGATTGTTAAACGTCTTCCTGTGATTTTCCCACAAACTATTTATAGTAGGATTTTCTGCATTTGCTATTTCTTGATATTCTGTTACATCCTTAATCACATCTGGCAAATAATCTAATATATCTATATTTAATCTATCCATTATTGCCTTCTTTTGCCCCTTTTTTAATATTATCATCTACATCATTATCTGTTTTTTTGCTATCATTTACTTGAAGATTATTATTAACAAAATGTTCTTCTTGAATTTGTTTTTCTTCTTGTTCTACGTCATAAACATATGGATGATTTTTTAATAATGTTTTGTGTGAAACTATACCAACTGAATTTTTTATATCATTTATAACCTGTGATTCATTAGTTATTTGATCTTTATTAAATATAATTTCAGTATCATCATTAAAGAAATTGCCAATATTCCTATTTGCTAAATCTGCTTTGAAAAACCATAAAATTCGTTTTAAAGAGTGTTTAAATTCTAAATCCATACTATTTGCGTCCATATCTATATCATTCAATACAGATTTTATTTGTAGTTCATTAGGTTCATTTCCAGAACGTAAATCTATTGCGTCGTATGCTTTTGCTATGCTTATCATTTCTTTTTTTATAAACTCAATAAATTCTTTGTATTGCCCTGTATTAATTTCTACTTTTAATAATTTAACATCACCATCTTCTCTAATTTTAACCGCGCCATAAGTTGCTAAATTCTGTCTGAACTCGCCTAAATTTTCACCATCATAATTTTTTAATACTAATATTGAATTTCTGCTATCTTCCTGCATATCATTTCTCCAATCACTCAAAGCAGTATTTAGAACATCTTGTAATGTTTTTAAATCACGTATTAAAGGCAACATAAAATAATTATACTTGAAATAAGTTATTGGTATTTTACCCCAATTATAATTTTTATTGTTAATTTTAAAATATGCTCCTGATTCTTTAGTTGTATCTTGTATTAATTGGTTATTAATAAAATTATAGTATTCTATACCATCTTGTTTATATATTTCTACTTTATGGCATATCTTAAACTCACCATTTACATATTTTTTTATATCATAAAATCTAATAACAAATTCAAGTTCTGTTTTTTCTTCGTCTGCCCATATCGGTAAAATTTCATAAGGAGCAAATCTTTTTAATTTAAAATTGCCTTTTTCGTCATAGTAAGCATAAAGCCAACCAATGCCACAATTAAGAGAATCAGCGCAAATAGCTTTCATCAATATATTAAAGTCATAGTCGAAATATTTGTTAATTTCATCTTGAAGTTTTTTATTAACAGCTAATTCTGCTAAAAAAGTAACGCTTTTACTTACTAGATAATTTGTCTTTTGGTCAACTAATTTTTTATATTGATTATCTACTATTTTATTATTCGGCAAATTATCTACTTCTATAAGTTTCCCATCGTTACCTATTGCGGTTCTTTTTCTAAACAAAATATCATGTATTCCTTTATAGTACTTATTACCTGCTATTTGTTCCAATCTATCTTTTGAAAATAACCAATCTACAATGCGTTTTTCGTTAACTTTCAAATTTATTGTTATTGGTTGTTCTGGCAAATCCTGTTTGAATAGATTTAAAAACATTTGTTTTACCTCCTTACATAATAGATTTAAAAACATTTTTATTCACTCCGCTTTTTATATACAAACATTTCTTGTATTGGAACTTTCAAATATTCACAAATTGAAAACGCATAATCCATATTGGGTTGATATTTATTATTACACCATCTATTCACGCTTTGATATGAAACAAATATTGCTTCACTTAACTCCAATTCACTTATCTTTCTTTCTTGAATAATCTTTTTTATATTGTTTTTAACCATATGAACCTCCAAGAAATTGAGCCTTTCATGACTAAAACCACTAGATTCTTGGGAACTCCTTTCTATTGAAAAGATATTTACCAAGCTATCCCGATAGTTCCCACCGTTCTTTTATTCGTCTACGCCACTTCTAACATCCTCAATCCTTCATTAAGAATATTTATGGCTGCATTTACATCTCTGTCATGATGCGTATGACAACAAGGACATTTCCATTCTCTAATACTAAGATTTTTCACATCCTTATTAACATACCCACAACAATTACAAGTCTGTGAACTAGCATAGAATTTATCTACTTTAACAACTTGTTTTCCATACCAATTTGCTTTGTATTCTAATTGTCTTACAAATTCTGACCATGACACATCTGCGATTGACTGTGCGAGTTTATGATTCTTAATTATATTCTTTACTTGTAAATCTTCTAGACAGATAACATCATTATTTCTGATAATTTCAGTAGATAATTTTTGTAAAAAATCTTTTCTCTGATTAGCAATATGTTCTTGAAGTCTTGCAACTTTGATCCTTGCTTTATTACGATTTGAACCACCTTTTGTTTTTCGAGATAGTTGTCTTTGCAACTTTGCGAGTTTATCTAAAGACTTCTTCAAATACTTTGGATTTGAAATCATTTCACCGTCAGATGTAATACAAAATTCTTTTATTCCTAAATCAATTCCAACTACATTTTCAGTTTTCTCAAATGGTTTGATGTCCACATCTGTACAACAAATAGATACAAAATATTTTCCACTTGGTTTTTGTGATACAGTTGCATTAAGAATCCTACCTTTTGGTATTAACTTGTTTTTCGTCTTTACCATTCCAAGTTTAGGCAATTTAATATGCTTGTCACAATACTGAATATTTCCATTTACACATTTTGACTTATATGAAAATCTATGTGTTTTCTTGGATTTGAATTTAGGATAGCCAGTGTGTTCTTTAAAGAACTTTTGATAAGCATAATCCAAATCTTTAAGCGAAGATTGAAGAGCAGTAGAATCAACTTCTTTTAACCATTCCAACTCTGATTTGAGTTTTTTCATGTCATTTGCACACTGTACATATGAAAATGTTTCTTTATTCTGTTCATACGTTTCAATTCGTTTTGCAAGATATTTATTATACACAAATCGACAGCATCCAAACGTTTTTGCAATTATTTCTTTTTGCTTTTTATTTGGATATATACGATACTTATAAGCTTTTTCCACCAACTTCACCTCACTTTCTTTTTTGATAAGAAAATAAAAATTAATTTGGAAAAACATATTTCATTGCTCTTGCACTATCATTTATCCCTTGTGTTGTTGGATCATTTATTGTATTTAAAACATTAATTACAATAACTCCTAATATATAAGGGTTACATAGTGCATCTTTTAAAAGTTTAAATACTTTATCCCAACCTGTTAAATCTTTAAAATTTAATCCGTAATAAGTTAATAATGGTGTAAAAACAGCTAAAAATACTTGCCACCACCAAATCGGATTATTTATTCTGACCGTCCAATTTATATCCATCATTTTTCCAATGCTTCTATACGTTTCAAAAGTTCATTGTACTTAATCTCTTGCGCGGTTAATTGTGCTATTATCAATACATATTCTGTTCCGTTATATTTAAGCTCATGAAAGATCTCATAATTTGTATACACATAATCATTATCATTATCTTTTATTGTTATAGTTCCACTAATCAAATTTGTACTTGCAAAAGTTTTTAAATCTGTATTATTCCATTCTTTTAAATGAATAATTAAACATTCTCTATCCGCACCATGACTATAACGTCTTTCTAATTCTACCAATTCGCAATTTAATTCTAACCCACTCTCAAATATAATTTTGCTCATATTAAAATCACTCCATTTTTTTTATTCACAATCACATTTTATCAATATTGAAAACCACTAACAAGTAAATCAGCAAAATATTGATCGTTAGAAAAATTATGAGTTGCATGTTCGACCAACATTAATTGTTGTAATATCAAATCACCAAGATCAAAATCACAATATACCGTTGCACCTGCTCTTAATCGTATATCACCTAATGTATTTTTTATAGTCAACAAACGATTAGTTTTATTATATAAATTCAGCATAGTTTTAGCCTTATTAGTTGGATTTTCATTCTCATTTAATTTTTCAGTTAATTGTAATATTCCCCATCTATCAACATTAAAATTATCTTGCTCTGGATAAAATTTACGCTGTTTTTCTATATCCTCATACAAAATAATCTTGTTATATACTTCATTATCAATTGTAGTTTTATAATCAAAATTTTGTGTAGAATTACCATTAATAATTATATCATTTACAAGCAATGTATTTAAATCTACTAATGACAATTTTCCTGCATCATCATATAAAGTAAATAACTTACCTGTATTTAAATAAGTCTCTGATATAGCAAACTGAATCATATCAATTAATGTTGTATTATCTTCTATTCTTGAAGATATCTTATACCCTGTATCTTGTATTTCCCCAGTAACTAAACCAAAATCAGAAGCTATCATTTTTACTAATTCAGAAGCAGTTTTATTCTCATATATATAAGTATGTTTATTTTTTAAATATCTCATCTGGTCATATGCTACAACTTTTATATGATGTTCTTTATCCCTTGACTTTTCAAAAACAAAACCTTTAAATATATCTTTTTGTTTATACCTAAATATTACTAAGCTCCCCTCATTAAACGAAACAAGATTATCTTTTATGACTGTAAACATTAATTTGCTAGGCGAATCTTTTCTAAATGTTTCCCATATAATCTCATTTTTAACTATCGGAAAAAACATTTGCTTATCATAATTTTGTATATATAATTCAAGGTCAATAGACTTATTATCCAACATAAAAAAACACCACCGCTTATAAAACCGTTAAAATGGTAAATCAATGTTATCTAATTCTTTTAATTTATCATTATCTTCTTTTAAAAGTTCACTTAAATCTTTTTTATCGTCTTTTTTACTGTCAGCAAAATACTGTTCTTCCACAACAACTTCATTAACATAAACTTTTTCTTTTTTATCATTATCATAATTTCTAGTTTGTATTCTACCTATAACACCAAATAATCTACCTTTTTTCATATATTTTTCTGCAAACTCAGCGGACTTCCCAAAAGCAACACAATTTATAAAATCTGCTGATGGCTGTCCTTCTTTTTTAAACCGTCTATCTACCGCTAATGTATATCTAGCTATAGCTAACATATTCTCACTTTGTGTATATCTGACATCTGGATCTTTAGTTAAACGCCCAAGTAGTATTACTTTATTCATAATTTCCCCTCCATTTTATCTATGCAGGTGACAAAGAATTTAATGCAACAATATTATTTGCTTGTGCCTGATAATTTTCTGCCACATTGTTTATCTCTGTATCTGCAACATCTATTATACCAGAAACATTTAATAAATGTGTTTCAATTTGAGAAATTCTGACTATAATATTATTTTGGTTTTCCCAATCTGAATTCAATTCAAGCAAATATTGATTTATCGTCTGTTCCGCTAAATCTTTCACATCTTCCCATACATAACCATCTTGCAAAGTTATTTCTGATACTATATTGATATCTTCTACTCCTACTCCTGCGACTGTTACGACATGTCCTATTGGTGCAATTCCTAACCCAGTACCGCTATTTTGTATCGGATCAATTATTGTTTGTACCTGATCAATCAATGTCAAACTCGGCTGTTGAAATAATGAATTTTGTATCACCAATTTTACTGTTCCGCCACCATTCCAAACAGGATAAACTTTAACACCACCAACACCATCTATCGATTTTGTTTTATATTTATAATCAATTACATTCCCACCAAATGCTTCTGTCTGTACGCTTAAAAAATATCTTTTTCTAAAATCTTCAGTGCTTTCTTCATCTTCTCCTGGTATTAATATTTCAGTTATTTCGGCATATTCTAACCCTTGAATATAATTAATTGGTATTAATTGTCCTAAAACATAAGAAGGCTCTGCTCCTGTCTCTTCACATTGTAATTTATAATTCTCATCACTTATTTTTTCAGTAACAATATAATTAAATTTATCAAGAGAAAATCTTTCTCCAATACTCAATTCCAAACTTGACGGTGTTATTTCTGCTTTAACTATACAATGTGTAGCAGGATAAGGTGTTATCCCCCTTTCTTCTGCTCTTTTTATTAAGTATTCTCTTGAAGCGGTATCAGCAAACGTTTCATTTAATATTACATCCAAATTTATATACATATTTTGTAATTCGACAGCAGCAGGTGCTAATGCGTTATATACAATAGAACCCTGTCTTTTATCAATTGTATCTGGTACTCTTGCCAACATCGCATTTAATATCACTTCAAAAGTATATTCTTCAAACATTTTTATCACCTTTAAAATTATAACAATCTTATAACACAAAAAAAAGATGGCTATTTGGGGAACCATCTTTTTTTTAGCTTAGGTTTAAAATTTGTTAGATTCACAAAATGATTTTTATATACCATGCGGTCACCCGCTTTTTTAATATATCAATTATAACATAAGCACATATTAAAAATTTTTACCATTAGGTTAAAAAAAGCAGTGGCAAATGCTGAGACAAACACCACTGCAAAAAAAATAAAAGGTAATACTTTTGGATATTTTTTTGGAAGGAGATGATAATATGTTTTTATGTTTATTGTTGCTGTTGGTTATCCTTTTTTATTCTAAAACAGTGTACAAGATATAGAATGACATATATTTTTATATGAAATCTCAAAAAAATGTCATTTGAACTTCTCATGACTAAAGCCACGAGATTCTTGGGAACTCTTTTCTACTAAAAAGATATTTACCAAGCTATCTCGGCAGTTCCTGCCGTTATTGTTTATATTTACTATGCTGCATTTAATATTCTAAGTCCTTCATCAAGAATATTCTTTGCAGCATTGATATCTCTATCATGATGTGTATTACAGTGAGGACAATACCATTCTCTTACTGAAAGATTTTTAGTATCTTTATTTACATATCCACATACGTTACAAATCTGACTACTTGCATAGAATTTATCTATTTTAACAACCTTTTTCCCATACCAATTTGCTTTGTATTGAAGTTGTCTTACAAATTTTGACCAAGATACGTCTGCAATAGATTGTGCAAGTTTATGATTTTTAATCATATTTTTTATTCGCAAATCTTCCATACAAACTACATCATTATTTCTGATAATTTCAGTAGATAGTTTCTGTAAAAAATCTTTCCTTTGATTTACAATATGTTCTTGAAGCCTCGCAACTTTAATTCTTGCTTTATTACGATTTGAACTACCTTTTGATTTTCGAGATAATTCTTTTTGTAATTTGACAAGTTTCTTTAGAGACTTCTTTAAATAATGTGGATTTGATATTATATCGCCATTGCTTGTAATACAAAATTCCTTTATACCTAAATCAATACCAATACTATTATCTGTTTTGTCTAATGACTGAATATCAACATCAGTGCAACACAGTGATATATAATATTTTCCACTTGGCTCTTGTGATATTGTTGCGTTAAGTATTCTTCCTTGTGGTGTTAACTTGTTTTTCGTTTTAACCATTCCAACTTTAGGTATCTTTATATACTTCCAACAATACTGAATATTTCCATTTACACATTTTGACTTATATGAAAATCTATGCGTTTTCTTTGATTTGAATTTTGGATAACCAGAATGTTCTTTAAAGAATTTTTGATATGCTTTATCCAAATCTCTAAGTGATGATTGAAGAGCTGTAGAATCAACTTCTTTGAGCCATTCCAGTTCTGATTTGAGCTGTTTCATATCATTGCACATTGAAACATATGAGAATGTTGTTTGACTTTGCTTATACATTTTGATTCTTTTAGCAAGATATTGATTGTATACAAAACGGCAACATCCAAATGTTTTAGACATTATTTCTTTCTGTTTCTTATTTGGATATATTCTGTATTTATAAGCCTTTTCCACATTTTTTCACCTCTTCAAAATCTCCTTAGGCAATTTATTTATATCGTCGTCTTCATCATCATCTTCGCCAGTCTTATCAATAATTTTTCTTAAAGCGTCAAAATCCCATTGTTTATACTCGAAAGCAGGGAGACCAGGTTTTTTTCTAGGAGTATTATAGGGTTTATTAACCCTTTCTTTTAAAACCTTCTTTTTAGAGTAATTGTATTTATATTGTGTGGTAGTGGTAGTTTCATTTAAATTCTCTATTTGTTTTTGTGGTTGCGTTATATTTTCTGTTTTGTTGGTTGTATCTATAATATTTTTTTGCTGTTTTGTTAGTTTTTTAGGGGATTCGGACAAATCAAATAGGATTGATGTTACAGTACGACCTGTTTTGATTGTTTTATATTTGAACTTATAGTTTATTTTTTTTGCAAGTTCCTTTTGTGCTTTTTTAAGAATAAGATCATTAAAATGTCTAAAGTCATCATATGTTTCTTCTTTGTCACACCGTAAAACTTTTTTCAGATTTTCTACTTTCACTTCAAATGTATTTCTAAAACGATTGAGAGCTAAAAAAAGGAATAACATGTAATCACATTGTCGTTTTAAAGATATTGAATAGTTTAATTCATATGGGATATAGCCTTTTTTTTGTACGTTAAATATATATTCCATTGCTTTTGCACTACATATCATTTTAATTTGTTGAACCCCAGAAGTATTTTCAGGATGGTCTGTTGCCTGGAGAGAGGCTGCCTCCATTAAGTTGAGCCAAACTTTAACACATTTACCGTTTATTTTATCTTCAATCTGAACTTTATTATTCATAAGTTGGTCTAGTGCAGGTTCGAGTTTTTCTTTTCGGATTCTCTTTACCCCAAATATTTTTTCAAGCAGACTCTTAGGAAAAACCACACATTTTGTTTCAGGATTACCCATATTTATTTTAGACAAATAGACATCAAAAATTTTTAAAGCATATGATGACAAATTAGAACACCATAAAGCAAATAATGGTCTACTTTTGTTTATAATTGCCATTATATCACTACCAACCTTTTTGTTTTTTTCGATCATAACAAATTCAAACCCTTTTTATTTTTTTTCATACAAATAATAGCACAAAGAAAATAAAAAGTCAATACATATTTTATTTATTTTACTTATATGTAAATTAAGCCTTACAAAATCTTAATTACATAGTGAAAAAATTATTTTTAATAAAGAAATACAATGTGGTTTTTAGTAAAGAAATACAATGTGGTTTTTAAAATATGAGTGGATTTTTTTATGACATATAGTGGATTTTTTTATGACATATAGTGGATTTTTTTATGACATATAGTGGATTTTTTTATGACATATTTTCTCGAAAGTCCGCTTAGTGTGGGGGCTTTCAGCCCCCCTTAATTCTTTTAAGAAAACCTTAATTATATATAAACGCGCGCGCGCGCGCGCGTACGTAAATATATATATATACGTATATTAATTAATATATATATAGAGAAATGTAGTATTTAATTCACATAAAAACAAAATTTATATTGACTTTTTATTTTTCTTGTGTTATATTTCATATGCAAAAAAAATAAAATAAAAGGAGTGGTAAATATGGAATGCCATAACAACAATAATATTAGAACAATTAATTTTAAGGACGCATTTGGGGAAAACAGTAATATTTACGATGTATTTGGTGATTTATTGTCAATTGAGGAAGAAGGACCAACATATGAGATACCAATACAACCATTAGAACCAGAACGTGATTGCAGTGCGTTAATGGCAGAAACCATGAAAAACAGAAAAACAAATTTTCAACACCTAGTTAAACAAGCAGAAAAAGAAGGATTATATGGTATTGAAAAATTTATCAATGATTGGGCAAAAGAAGCATATGTTTTATATGACACACAAGAAACACAAAAATACGATGGAGTTAATATTGATCCAAACTTACAAAAAGGAATAGACGATATAGCAAGAAATTTGTTGGAGTGCGATAATAATACAGATGGGCTTGCTGTCCCATGCGGAAGTATTATTGAGCATGGAATTATTGCGAAATTATATAAGCGTAGATATGAAGTATTACTTGAAGACAAAGCGAAAGAATACGGATTTTAAAAAAAGTGGTGAGGAAATAGGGGGACCTAAGTGAGGAAATAGGGGGACCTATCTCTCTTTAATCCTCCTTGTTAAGGACAGTTTCAGGCTCCTATAATCAAGATATATAATCAAGATATATAAATATATATATAAACGCGCGCGCGCGTACGTAAATATATATATAATATACGTATATAATATATATAGATAGATGTAATGTTTAATTTACATATTAAAATAATATTTGTATTGACTTTTAATTTTTCTTGTGTTATAGTTTGTACGTAAAAAAACAAAAAAATGGGGGTGGGAAAAAAAATGGCAGAACAACTAAAAGAAATGATGGCAACAGTATAACTAATTACATAATAAAAAAACTCTAAACGATACAAATGATATATTTTTTTAATAGTAATAGCTTTAAATAAATTTTATGACGTCTAGCGCAAAAAATAAGAAAGTTTTAATATAAAAGGCATAAAATTATATGTATAAAAAAATAAATTGATTCTAAAACGTTTTAGAGGCTAATAATTACACTATAAAAAAACTCTATTGCATAAGGTTTAAAAAAATGACTATTATTTGATAAATAGCCATTTATTTTTTCTTGTTATATTTAACGCGGTGGTTGTTAATTTTGTTTTTACTGTTTGTATATTTATTTTACATTGTGCATTTTTTGTCATCAATATTCTTAATTTTTCTATCCACTCCTTGCTTAGATCCTCATTGTTTATTAAAACGTTGTAATACATATCATTTGTTATAAATTGCTTGTATATATTCGGTATTTTTATTGTTATTTGGTTGTATTTTTCTGTTAATGTGTCGAATTTTTTTTTTAGTTTTGTGTATTCGGTAAAAACTTCTTTGCCTTCTTGTGGCATTGTATATAGTTTATTAAACTCTTTTATTTCTTCTTTTATATTTTTAAATTGTTGCGTGTAATAGTCGATATCTTTAAACACTTTATTAAAACCATCTTCATATTTTATTTTTAAAACTTCTTCATTCATTTTACAATCCTCTTATTTTGCATATCTATTAATCCCAGAATTATTTTTGTTCCGTCTGTATTCTCGTGCCATATTATCAATGGATTATTTTTTTCTTGTATTTCTATAATATCAATGTACCAATTTTTTATTTCTTCGTCCCAGTCGTCATAATCATTCGATAGGTCATAGCAAAAAAGCGGGTTACAGTGTTCTAATTCTTTCGTCCATATTTTAATATATTCTTCATATTTCTTTTTTTCGTTTTCTTCTAGTTCATCTAGAGTTCCAGACAGAGAAAAAGTATATTCGATTTTCTCGTTTATATTTGTTTCTTCTCCGCTTATATCTGGTGTGTCAATTTTGTGTTCATCCTCCCAAATATTATTTGCAATTTTTCTAAACTTCTTAAAATAAAAATCTTTCATATACTCAGACATGATAATTATCTCCTTAAAAAATTATTTGCCCTTGACAATATTTTTTTTTGTGAGATAATGACCATCTAAAAATTTATTACCAATATTTTTTTAGACAGTCGGTTTGTAAATTGTTCTCAGCAATTTATAAACCTTTTTTTTTATCTCGTAAGATTTATTTCGGGCATTTAAAATAAATCTTATAATTATATAATATCACAAAAAAAACCGCTTGTCAAGAGGTAAAACGATTTTTTTTTTAATATTTTGAAAGAAAAAAAAGCGGATTTTTACCATACTTTTTTTTCTTTTTCCCGCCAGTTTTTTTAAAAATCTTATGTATTTGTAAACATTTCTTTAAAATGTCAAAAAAAAGTGCTTGACAAGCCTTTTTTTTTGTGTTATTATA